GTAGCTTACTGGATCGTCTGGGATGTGCCATTGTTGACCTCTGAGGGTTGCTCCAAGCCTTGCAGCGTGACGCGGCGCGGATCCGAATCGAAGATCAGCCCCAGCTTATCGGCGCGGGCGTTGTCGGTCGCGATCTGCTCATCGAGCGCCTCGGGATCGGCCCCGGTCGAGGAAACCGCCTCGGAGCGGCTCATCAATCCGGCGCGGATTTTCTGTAGCGTGCTGTTGGTGGTCATCCGCGCATCGAGCGTCTGGAACTCGGGCGCGATCCAGCGGACGGGAGCGCTGAGAATCTCCTCGGGCAGCTCGCCCGACGCCACCTGGATCTTCACCCACCATTGCCAGATGGGACGGCAGAATTGATAGGCCACGAGGTTCTGCACCAGCGCATCGCAGACGCGCTCGAAAGCGAGCAGCGAATGACGGCCGCTGGCGAACGTTACGCTCGATACGTCGTTCGCGAGCAGCTCATAGGGGACGTCGAGAGCGCCCGCGATGGCGCGAAGCTGCGTTTGGATAAACGGCGTGTAGCCCTGCGAGGGATCGGGCGGCGTGGAGAAGCTGATTTCATCGCCCGGCCGCAATCGCGCCATCGTGCCCGGCTCGAAGGGCGGCGGCGCGTTGGGATCCGCGGTGGGCGCAAGCACGTTCGCTCCGTCGGCGGAGCGGATATAGCCCGCAAACAAGCTCCCCGTCCGCGCCCGCACGAGCGACGTTTCCATGAAGGTCCCCAGCTCATAGAGCGGCACCAGAGCGGGCGCAAGCCACGAGACGCCGCGCTCATAGCCCGGCTGCAGCGGCGCGAACAGATGCACCACGCGATCGGCCGTGATGAAGTACGGGACGGGATTGAGCGCCTGCGGCGGGATCTTGTCGTAGAGCCAGTAGCCGATGCGCTGGCCCTCTTGGTTGTACGCAATTCCGCCTCCGACATCCACGGCGTTGTCTTTCTGCGGCGCGAGAAACTCGCCGGGTAGGAGCTGGATCTGGAGGCGCGGTCCGGGACGGATGAGCGCCAGGCATTCGCCGTCGATCAGGCAAGCGCGGAAGGCCGCGCCTTGCAATCCCGCGAAGGAGTGATAGCCGCTGAAATCCGCTTGCTCCGACCATGCGCCCCACAGTTGCATGACGCGGGCGCGGAGCGCGGCATCGGGGAGATCGAGCTGCGGCTTGAGTCCAATCCCGCACACGTAGTTGACGAGGAGATCCACGGCGCGGCGGGCCCAGCAATTGTTGCGGTAGGCGTCCCGCGCCCGGGAGCGAAGGATCGCCGGGCTCGCATAGCTCGCGAAGTCCAGCGCGGGCGGATACCACTGGCTGAGGCGGTCGCCGGTCTGTGCGCCCTTCCACGCGAGAACCGAGGTGGAGGATGCGCCCGACGTCCAGACATCCCAGGCCTGGCGCAGCAGGGTGACGGCGGTGCGGATGGGCGCGGGAAGATTCACTGGAGGATGGCTTTCTTCGCGGGCGTGCCTGAGCGGATCTGCTCGCAGGCATCGAGAACCAGCCCCGCCATACGCACGGCGTCTTCGAGCCGGAGCGCGACGGAATCGGCGCCCATCACGATGACCACGCGCGGCGTGGGATCGCCCGGAACGTGCGCCACGCTTACCTGAATATCGATTTGAACCGGCTGCGGCTGCGCCATCATCATTGGACCCTCGGCCTCTCCCCGGTCAGGTGTTCGCTTTCGACGCGGGCGGCGAGTATCGCCTGCTCCAATTCGGCGGTATTCCGAAACAGGTTTTTGGCTACGCCGAGAATACCGAAGGCGAAACTTAGAGCTTGCTGGGGCGGGAGCATTAAGCCGCTCCCATCCGGCCATTCGAGGAGCACACACGCCGTGCCATCCGGCGCGACGCGTGCGCCCAGCTTCAATTGCGCAGTCATGCGGCGCGGCTCGGGCATTCTGGTTTCTCCTTGCTCGGTTGCTCCAAAGCGGTGTGCGGCCAGCCGCTCAAAATCTCTTCGATGACTCGCTGGATGAGCTGGGTTTGAGCGGCGGAGTCCCGCTTATCCAGCGGCAGCGTTACCACGAAGGTGCTCCGGCAACCGTAGTTGAGTTGAAGGGAAAGCGATGGTTGCGGCTCCGATGGCACGTTCACTCCTGCAAGACCCGCAAGCCCCGCGCCCCACAGTATGCGCCTAAAACATTGTGGGTGTCAAATGTGATCTCGCCGCTGCCAGCGCCGGTTATTCGCGATGGCTTCCACCTCCGCGCGAAACTTCTCTGGGATCGGGAAGCCGATCACGCGGCCGCTCGGATCGCGGAGTGAGTGACTATCGAACTCGCCGCGCTCCAGCGCATCGAGCGCAGCCATCGCCATGGCCTCGCGCAAGTCGTCGAGAATCGCATACGCCGTTTGTTTCCGCATGGGTTGGTTTATATCGCGCGGGCGCGGATTTGTCAGTAGGAAATTTCCAACAAAGGGCAGCAGGCGATGGCGCTGGCGATGATCTACCCGGAGCTTGCGCTCGGAGACGCGGGCGGCTTTGGCGATTTGTGCGGAGGCTCTTTGATCGCGCGGTAACTTGGACACCACAGCGGTGTCCGACTTTTTCCTTCCGCGCCCGCCCTTCTTGCCGCGTTCACTCCTGGCCAGCGCCGTGCTGCGTCACTCGCAGGACTTGGCGCAGAGTGTTGTCAAGGGCTCGCTGTCGCTCGATGAAGCTCAGCTCCCGCCCCACACGAATTTGCTCCGGTACACCGTGGGCACCTCCGGCGTACCGTTGGGCGGCGGCTTCAGCATCTTCTCGAAAGCATCGGTGTGCGCGTCGATGTTCAAGCCTCCCATGAGGAGCGAGTGTAGCCCGCAGATCGCATATACGCGCGTGTCCAGCGCCTCGTTTCGCTCGCGCTTCAAGTTCTGCCACTCATACACAGCGCGGCCTCCGCGATTGCGGCGCACCAGCGACTCGCTCACCAGCATCCGGTACCAATCGAGCGGGCGTCCTAGGGGGAAGTGGCACGCGCCCGCGCCCTCGGTGACGGCGAGCCGGCGAAAGAGCCACGCCTTGGCTTCATCGACGGACACCAGGAATAGCGGGAGCTGGAGCCGGTTGTATACCGGCTTGCGCGGCCAGATCGGTTTCGACCAGCCCGAGTTGAGGCCCTTCACGGCATACACGCGCCTCCCGAATTTGTCCTTGGTGAAGGCGAGCACCTCCGAGGTTTCGTAGCCGCAATCGATACACGCCGACGCGATGCGGAGCGGCAGGCCGCTCTCGTGGCGGAATTCCCGCGCGAGGAGCGCATCGAGCTGTTGCCAGAGATGCGGCCCCGAAGGATCGCCGTAGAGCGTCACATACGCGATGCTCCACGACTCGAAGCCGCGGCCCCAGCCGACAATCTCACACTCGACGCGATCATGCTGGAGATCGACACCGGCCGTGAGCAGCGATACCGGCGCCGGCACTTCCGCCGCGAACGGCTCGGAGCGAGCGGCGAGCGCTTCCGCCGCGGGCGGCTCCGCGATCTCATCGGAGGTCCACTCGGCAAGCGACGTGTTGATGAACACGCGCCGCGACTCGGGCGAGTCCTTGGAGCGCAGGCACTCTTCGGCGAGCGCCGCCCAGGAGCGCCAGGGCGAGACCAGCTCGGAGAGATGGAACCCGGCGCTTTTGGGGGATTCCCCCAAAACCTTCGCCCTCCATCTGCCCCGCGCGACCATGCCGTCCTTGAGGTGATGCGGGATCAGCTCGCCGCATGCGGGACAGCGCCACGCCGCCTCTTCCGGTTTACCCTCGGGCCACTCGATGCGATCCCAGGTGAGCTGCGCGAATTCTCCGCACTTGGGGCAAGGCACCTCGTACTCGCGCTGATCGCTCGAGGCCCACGCTTGCTCGATGCGCGATGCGCCCTTGATCGTCGGCGACGACGTCATGATGACTTTGCGGTTCCAGAACGTTCGCGTGCGAGCCAGCGCCAGGTTCACCGCATCGCCTTCGCTGCCGGCGCTCTCTTCGAAGCGGTCCAGCTCATCGAGGAGCAGATACCGGATCGGGCGCGAGGCGAGCCCGGCCGCGCTGTTGGAGCCGACCAGCGTCACATGGCCACCCGTGAAGCGCTTGTGGAAAGCGGTATTCCCGGAGTCCCGCGATTTGGGTTCGGCCACTCGTCCCTTGAGGAGCGGCGTGTCGCGGAGCATCGGCGAGAGGCGATCCTTCGAGAACGCTTCGGCCATCGACAACGTCGGCAGCACGATTAGCGTCGGTCCTGGCTCGGTTGAAATGAGATACGCGAGCAGCGTGAGCCACAATTCGCTTTTGCCTAACTGCGAGGCCCAGACGAGCACCACGGAGTCAAACGGCGAGCCGGGGCCGAGCGCATCCAACGGTTCGCGCTGAAACGGCAGCGTGCGCCACTCACCGGGCGCGGCGGAGGCCTCGCTCGATAGGATGCGGTATTGATCGGCCCAGGCGCTCAAGGATTCGCGTGTGGGCGGCGCGATCAGCTTGAGGACGTCGGCGAGGACCGCGTCAGCTTGGCTCAGCATGAGCGATCTCCTGCCAGCGGGAGGCCTGCATCTTGGTCACGCCCAGATCGGGCAAATCGGGTAACACTTTGTTACTCGATTTAGCTGCGCCTCCATGCGGTCCAGTCCGCTCGCCGCGCTCCCGCATCTCCCGCAACAGCTCGCTCACTTCTGGTCCTGCAGTTGCTTCAGTGCAAGCTCGCACTCTCTGCGGATGATCGCCTCCGCGTGGCGCGGGTCCGCGAACTGCGCCGCGCATCTCGTCGGGATCGCGAGCACGGCGTTACGGAGCCGCACGACGGCGCCCGCCCAGGTCGCCTTGACGTGGTCGGCGCGGATGAGCTGGCCGGATGCTTCCGCGAGCTGAAGCTCACGCAGCGTAGCCAGAGCCTTCTCCTTCCTGGTTCGCTGCTCCGTTAAACCTCTGCTCTCTTGCGGCATAAATCACGAATACCTCATTTTGATGCCTGAGTCTGGATATTGTGTGGAGGCCCGGAGGCCGCGGGAGGGTACCGTCTCAAACAATCCTTTGACGGCGGGGGGATCGCTACAACCATCCGTCCGCGCGTTGCGGCGAGCGTCAGCGCGGCGCGGCTGGCTTGCCCGGGGGCTGGCTTGCCTTCCCCTCCGCTCCGCGTGGCCACAAGCGCTACAGCTCGCGTGTCCGCGAGCGTCAGCGCGGCCACGCGGGATGGTTGGGGCTTGGGTATCCCGCGCGACGCCGGCGGTAGGCGGCCTGGCGACAAGCATCGCTACAGTAAGCACTGTCGCTGCGGCTATTTCGCTGAAATGGACCATCGCAGATGATGCACCGCCTGATTAGCCCCGTTGTTACGGCTAACGCGCCATTGCTAGACGTAACAGCCTCACGGTAGGTGCGCCGACGCTCGCGCTCGCGTTGCCCTCGGGTCTTTTGCCACGGCGTTTGGGCCAGTTGCCGGGCCTGAGCTTCGGGTACTCCTCGGACAATGAGTGTAGCGAACCGATTCACCTCGTTCTGCTCGTCGATGTCGCTTGGTAACGCGCTCATCACATGACTGAATTCAGCATTGATCATGGCGCGGTAAATCTCACGATCCTTGAGCGACCAAGTTGATTCCCGAGCGAGCAATTCACATAAGATCCGCTTTCGCTCCGGCGCGGCTAGCACTAATTCACCTGCCATTCATTCCTTTCATCGCGCGGTTGCTGGTGGATCTTGCGCGGCCCGCGCCGCGCGTTTATAGAGCATTTTTTATTAGTGCCAGGGGCTAACCTCATCGAACGCGGCTTTCAGCTTGCGCGTCTTTACTCCGCTGTTGTAGAGCAGCGGAAACAGATGCTCCGCGAGGTCACACCACAGCGGATCGAGGCGGTTGTCGCAAACGAACTTGTGGAGATGACGCGGCTTGCCCGCATCGCCCCACGTCACGATGGCTTTTTTGAAATCGCGGATCTCCCCGCCACAGCGGTCGCAAACCACCGTGGGTTGCCAGATCCCGTCTCGATAGCGGATTTCGATCATGGTTCAATTTGCTCCTCTCAAAACTTGCTGTAATCCATGGTGGTTTCGGGTTCGGGTTTGGACTCGCGTTGCGGCTTGCGCTTGGCGGCAAGCGCCTTGGCTAGATCGCGGCCCATCGGACACTCGCAGTAGCCGCCGCTCTTGAGCGTGCCGGCGCCGCCACACTTGGCGCACCGGCCTTTGGCATCGCGGGGAACATTCGCGTTGCCGGTCGCGTTCGCGGTCGCGGCCATATGCGCGGCGGCTCGCTGTTCTTCGTAATGCCGTCCGCATTTCTCGGCGAGGCGGCGATAGTAGCCACCGGGGTTCTTGACGTTGCCGGTCGTATGCTCGCGGTCGAAGGCCAGGAAATCGGCGAAGCTCACACCGGCGTAGTTGGCCAGCACAGACTTGACGGTCTTGATAGTGGTGTCGGCGCGGATCTCGTAGCCGTGGCGCTTCAGCAGCCGCGCTTCGAAGCGCTGCTCCGGGGTTGCGTTCTCATCATCATCAAAGTTCGATGCGTTCCCGTTCGCGTTTGCGTTCGCCCGGGGTTGCTCAGCGGTCGCCTTCGGTCTCCGCGCACTGGCTCCAGCCGTGGGGGAAGGGGGGTTGGGGGGATAGGGTCCTCTTTTAGATTCCTCTGATGATGATGATTCCTCTTTTATACCGGAAATATTTTTCCGCCCTGAGGCCGGAAATCCTTTTCCGGTTAGGCCGGAAATCCATTTCCGGTCTGGCCGCAGTACCCGATAGGTGTTGGGCGCGTGGCAGGCCCCATCCGTCCATTCGATCAGCCTGAGACGGCGAAGCTGATCGAGCAGGTTGCGGATTTGCCGATCGGACGTTATCCCGATCTCCTTTGCCAAGGTGGATTGCTTGGCGAAACAGGTGCCGTCTTTACCTGAGTACAGCCGGATCCGTCCGTAGAGGTCCAAGAGGCGGGGCGGCAGGCCCAGCTTCATCAACTCTACTGGCGTCTGGATGTAGAGGTCTTGCTTGTTCATGCCGCCAGCACCCGGCGCCGCAGTTTTTCCATAAGCAGATTGAGGCGCGTCATGGCCTCGATAGTTCCACCCCGGTCGGGATGAAACTTGAGCGCCAGGGCTTTGTAACCGGCCTCGATCAGCTCGCGGAAGAGGTCGGCCTCGCCGTCTTCTTCCTCGGGCTCGGCATAGTCCCGGTCGAAGCGGCGACGCCATTCGCGGTGCACAGCCGTGCGCAGAGGCTCGCGGAGTTCGTCGCCTAAATCGTAAAGCCATTGCAGATACGTGTAGGGCAGATCCGCTACCGGGACACCCTGGAACTTGCCGAAGGGCATGTTCACGGCGCATCTCCGGTGGTAGCGGCGACGATAATGTGCGATGCTGGCATCGATAGTAGAAGTCGATTCCAATCCAGGCGCGACGCGGTCGCCGAAAGCACGTCGCGCCCGGATTTCCCCGGCTGATGTTTAGGCCGCGGGCCGCTCCCCGCCCGTCTTCTCCACTTCGCTTAGTAGCCACGCCCACGGTATCCGCACCGCTCTGCCATAGCGTCGATGCGGCATCGCGTTTGTCGCGGTGAGTTTCGTAATCATCGCTCTCGACAAACCCAGAAATCGGCTGGCTTCCTCAGCGCTTGCGAAACCCTCGCGCCGCGGATCAGGCACCGTATTGGGATCAATCCTTTTTATGCTTTTCATGGCGTTTACCTCTGTGATATACTACCCATCTAGCTTATATCCGGCGACCATCCGCTCGGATAGCTAAATGTAAGCTACTGGAGGCTCCATGTCAAGAAAAAAGAAAACCGCTGTCCAGCAAGCGCTCATCGCCATGCGAAAGAAATTCAACCTGACTCAACAGCAATTAGCGAAAGCGATGAAAGTAACGCTGGTCACAGTATCCCGCTGGGAGTCCAGCAGGAGCCCCACCGGAGCGAGCCTAGCGCAACTAGCAGCATTCGCACAGCAGGCGGGCGACGTCGAGAGCGCGGGCCTTTTCCATGAGTCTGCTCAGAGGGGAAACCTCAATCTTGAGGAGTGGGAACTGCAGCAAGCTGCCGAAGCGCCCATGAAGGCGCTTAGGCAAATCCAGGCGGCAGTGGACCGCGACTATTCCTATCTACTCAGCTACGCGCTTTTTATCGAGCATCTTTCGAAGACTCATGAAAGCCTCATTCGTAGCGTAATCGACGACATGGTGGACACGAATTCCCCAGGAAACCTGATGGAATTAGCCGCAGTTCAAAAATATTTGCGAAAGGAAATGGAGAGGATCAATGAGAAGAGGGAGAAAGCGTAATGGCGAAGGAAGTGTCTTCCTGCGCACCGATGGCCGCTGGGCCGGGGCGTTAACGCTCGAAGGCCGTCAGCGCAAAACCATCTATGGCGCGACCGAAGAGGAAGTGTTAGACAAGCTGGCGCGGGCCCGCAACCAGCAGTTGGATCACATCCCCTTCACGGATGAGCGGCTCACGCTCGGCCAGTGGCTCGAAACGTGGCTTCGAAATATGAAGCCACCGGCGACAGCGCCGAAGACGTGGGTCGTGTATGAGTACTTCCTCCGAGTGCATCTGCTCCCGAAGCTGGGCCACATCCGACTGGTTAAACTAACGCCGCAGGACGTCCGCGATTTCTTGAGCGAGCGACTGGACGCCGGATTCAGTCGTAAGACGGTGAAGGAACTACGGGGAACGCTACGGGCGGCGCTCAATCAGGCCGTCAATGATGACATCCTCCAGCGCAACGCGGCCGCGAAGGCAGCTGCGCCCGAATTACAGCCGCGCGAGATGGGCGTCTACACGCCTGAGGAAGCGCGGGCCCTGCTCAAAGCTGCGCGCGGCCATCGGCTCGAAGCGTTGTTCACAGCGGCTACCAGCCTCGGGCTGCGTATGGGCGAATGTCTCGGGCTGCACTGGTCCGATATCGACTTCGAGCGCCGGCTACTTACCGTTCGCCACAATCTACAGCGTGTGAAGCGGGTACGCCGCGGCGATGTGGTCAAAGAGGGAGAGCCGAAAACCGAGCGCTTATTGGGTCAGCCGAAGGGGAAGAAAGTTAAATCGCTCCGTCTGCCGCTCGCATTGGTCCAAGCCCTGGAGCGCCACCGGACAGCGCAAGTGGAAGAGCGGCGTCTAGCGGGCAGCGCGTGGATCGGCGAGGGGAAGTACGTTTTCGTTTCGAGAGTCGGTACACCCTTGGAGCAACGCCGCGTGGACCGGTTGTTCAAGGATCTCTGCGATGCCGCGAAACTTCCCCGGATCCGATTCCACGATTTACGCCACTCGGCGGCCTCCATGCTCATCGCGCAGGGCGTACATCCGAAGGCGATTCAGGAGCTATTACGGCACTCCTCGATCCAGCTCACGATGGACACTTACGGCCATCTCTTCGACCAAGTCCGGCAGGAAACAGCGGACAAGATGGACGAGATTTTGGGTGTGGAAAACGCTCCCAAACCACCCTCAATTGCTGTCAAAACTGCTGTCAAGTCGCGGTTGGTGAGGGTAAAGTAGCCGCTAAGTTATTGAAAACATGGCGCGCCCGGAGAGACTCGAACTCCCGACCTACTGGTTCGAAGCTAGAAACTCTTAACCAGCGGTTAGTTTATCGAGTTTACCGGGTTAACCATTTCAACAACTTACGATTTTACCACGTTTACCGGATTCACCAGATTCACCCTCAATTGCTGTCAAAATTGCTGTCAAAATTGCTGTCAGCGAAAACTGCAATATAGGGAGCGCAAATCGCGATAAGTGAATCGGTGTGGATGGATCATCCGCTTACAGGCAACCGACAGCTCTTTTGAGATAGACTTGAGCGGTCAGTAACCCCTCCAAGGGGCGGCGGCGATGCTGGGGAGGCTAACCGCTGCCCCGCTCCTCCAAGAACCTAATGCCGCTTGGCCCCGGCGTGCTCGGGTTCCCGCACCGGATGCCGCTCGGACTCGGCCACGCTCATGAGCGCCGGGCTGGCAACCGAGGGCACCAGGCGCACGCTGCAAGTGGCCGAACCGGCGGCCGCGGCTTGCGTGATCCAGCCGATCGCGCCCACGGCCCCGGCGGCGTTCACCGTCCCGGTCGCATCGATCTTGGCGACAGCGCCCACGGCATACACATCGGCGGGCACCTTCGGCAGCGTATACACGCCCTCCATCGCGAGCGACACCGTAGCGCCCGCGGCGGCGTCCGTGGCCGCGATCCCGTAGAGCGAGCCGATCACGACGACCTGCCCGCTCACTACCGCATTGGGCGTGACTACCGGCACGCCATATTGACCCGGCTGAACGAAATTCTTCATGATGAGTAACTCCTGTTCGGGCATCCCAGCCCGTCGTTGTAGCGCACGACAAAACAGCCGCTCGTCGCGGTTCCCGCCGCTTCGGCCTGCATCATCCGCAGCAGGTTCCAAGCGGCGTAAGCTTCCGCCGGCCGCTGGTACTCGACCCGCCCGAGCTGGGGCGTTTCGATGCCGACGGGTCCCGCCACTTGATTCGCTAGTTTCGCGATCAGCGCGTCGTAATCGGGCGGCGTCGTGGTTTTAGGCTCCCCCATTGAAGTAGCCTCCCTGCCAGCCGATGGCCCCGGTACCGTAATCGAGTTGGCAGAGCACCTCGGTTCCGTCGAGGTCCGAGCCACCCTGAAAACCGACACGAGTGAACACGCGCGGCCCTTCATAGCCGGTCAGGTAGGAATCTTCGAGCACCGGCGCGGTTCCGGTGTCCGCGAACAGATACCAGCCCTTGGTCTGGCCGAGTAAATCTAACCTCGGGTCGATCACCAGCCGCACGAAATCCGTGAACACGTTCACGTAGTTGGTTTGGGTTGGGTAGATCTCCGCGAGCGCCGCTTGCGCCACCGTCTCGTTGGTCGCCGAGGTGAGCAGCACCAGCGGGCGGATGTTGATGGCCTGCCCGTTTTTGTTCACCTGCAAGCGCATCGCTAACCGCGCATCGCTCAATGTCTGCGACGCGATGGCGGCGGGCGTCGCCGCGATGTTTTTATGCGCGGTAGAGAATAGCGCGTTGCCGTCGCTCATCACGGGATTGCTGATTAACACCGTGGCGAGCTGCTGATTCTCGAATTCGGCCGCCTGTTGCGCGAGCGACGCGCCGATGTCCGAAAAAATTCCTAAATCGTCGTTGACCAAACTTTGCCTGCTGATTCCGAAGACCGCCGCGAAGGATTGCACTTGGTACGTTTCCGGCTTCACATCGGCCTTGGTGGTGCGCTGGAATTCGCCGTGCTGCGTGAGCGGCATCAACTGGCCCATGGGCGAGTTGCGGTAGACGTGCTTCAGACGGAAGTCGCCGGCCGTGGATCTCCGCGTCACTTCCTTCAAGCCCGAGGGCGCGAGCAGGAAGCGCGGCAATAGCTGCTTGTTGAACAATTCGGCCAAGAAGTTTCCGAAGTCGCTCGTCGTGTGCAGAGCGCCCCAGCGCTGGAAGATCGCATCATCGCCGCCCAGCGTGGAAGCGCCCGCCATGCGGAGAAACTCGCGTCCGATGTCGGCCAGGCGCCGGCCTACCCACGGCGCGGCGGCATCCTCCAGCTTGATCTTCCCGGGCGCGATCCGATGCGCCACGGCGTTGAGCGCCCGCTCCATGAAGCCGTCGCCTTGATCGCGCGTGACGCTTACGGTGGTGCGGGCGTCGATGCGCGGCGTCGATTGCTGGAGATGCGCGAGCAGCTCGGCTCTCGCGTTCTCCACCGTCACGCCCTCGCGCGTGGCTAAGCCCTCCACGAAATCGCCCGTCAGCCCCAGCACCGTAGCCGCGCTGCGGATTTGATCCGGCACGCTTGCACTCTTCTTCATGGTTTGCTCCTCATCGTCCTCGTCCTCATCGGGTTCATCGCCCGGATCTGCATCATCATCCTCTTCGTCATCCGGCGCGGCCGCGGCCCGCGTGCGTGCGCCGGGATCGGCGGGAATCGCCGTCAGCGAGACCTCGGCGGGCGTCCAGCTCGTGGCCGTCTTGGTGCGGTTGCCTGCGGCGTCCTTGGTGACATCCCACCGCTGCACCGAGTAGCCCACCGACACTCGCGAGATGATGCCGTCGCCGATGTCGCGCACGATGCCGTCCACCTCGGGACGGCTCGAAAACCTGAGCGTGGCGATGCCGCGCCCGCCATCCACGCTGGGATTCTCGACGGCTCCGAGAATAGAGCGGACATCGAAGCGGTCATGCGAGTTGAGCACCGGAGCGCCGCGGAGCTGCGAGAGGTTCACCGCCTCGGGCGTCATGTCCAGCCGCTCGGTGAACGGGCCCTCGAAGTCGTACAGACGCCGCGGCGCACCTGTACTCCATACCACCTGCACCGTGCGCTTCGCCGCATCGAAGCTCGAGGGCTGAACGACGGCGGCGCGGGTGAGTAGCTTACTGGATCGTCTGGGATG